CATATGGATTGTAAGATAGATGGAGAAGTTGTAGATATTAAGTCAGCTTCTAACTTTGCCTTTAGAAAATTTAAAGATGGTACACTACCTAACAAAGATTCTTTTGGTTATCTTGCACAGCTTGCAGGCTACGAAGAAGCAGAACAATCTACAGGTGGAGGCTTCTTAGCTATTAACAAAGAGTCAGGGGAACTAAGTTTATTTAAACCTCAGAGTTTAGATAAGCCTAACATTAAACAAAAGATTGATACCCTTAATAAACAATTAAAAAAGAAAACACCTCCTGCTAGATGCCATGATACTGTACCTAATGGATCTTATGGTAACATGCAGTTACCTACAGAATGTAAATGGTGTCCACATAAATTTGTATGTCATGCAGATGCTAATGAAGGTAAAGGTTTAAGAACTTTTAAATACTCTACAGGCTTTACATATCTAACTAAAGTTGTACGTTTACCTAAAGTAGAAGAAGTGCATGCCTAGAAGATTTCCACGCAAGGTAAGGCCTAGAGAAAAGAATGTTCCTAAAGGATATGATAGTAAATGGGAATATACTTTACATCAAACTTTACTTAAGTCTTGGAATCATCATACAGATAAAGTACCTTACATTGTAGAACATAAGTATGAGCCTGACTTTATAAAAGATAAAATACTTATTGAAGCTAAAGGTAGATTCTGGGATCACGCAGAATATAGTAAGTACATCTGGATCAGAAAGTCTTTACCTGCTACAATGGAACTTATATTTTTATTTCAAAAACCTTATGCCCCTATGCCAGGAGCTAAGAAAAGAAAAGACGGTACTAAAAGAACTCACGCTGAATGGGCAGAAGCAAATAATTTTAAATGGTATAGTGAAGAAACTTTACCAAAGGAGTTTAAATAATGATTGAAAAAACAGGACTTGATGAAGAAGCATATAATGAATTATTAGAAGCAAGAAAAATTAATGAAAGATATAGACCAAGTGAATCTATTAAAAGAAATCCAACTCCTATAGACAAGCTTGAATATATAACAGAGTTACTATGTATTTATTGTGACAATAACTTTGAACCAGAAACTATTTCTTTTGATCCAAATGAAGGAAATCCTAGTTGGAAAGATTGTGAAGTAGCTTGTGCATATATTAGTGATATTAGAAAGGAGTTAAAATAATGACAGATGTAGTTAATAATCCAGACCATTATAATCAAGGAAAGATTGAATGTATTGATGCTATTAAAGCTATGCTAAGTACAGAAGAATATATTGGATATTTGCGCGGTAACTCACAGAAATATAGATGGAGATACAGATACAAAAACGGAGTAGAAGATTTAAAGAAAGCAGAATGGTATGAAGCTAGACTCTTAGCAACAATAGAAGATACAGAAGTGGAGTATTACAATGCTAAGTAGATTATTATACATGATACCTTTCTTTGGTATGGTAATAGGATCATACTTTATATGGAGTGCAGATATAAGAGCAGCATTAATTATGTCAGGTCTTGCATTAACACAAAGTTTAATATGTTTTGCTTATCTTACATTTCAAATTACAGTAAACGGAACAGAAGGAACATTAGAAGTAGAAGTAAAACTATGGGATGCTCTTATGCCTGTTATATTTTTAATGTTATCTTCTACAATATTTTTATTATTAACTTATCAAATAGCACAGGCATTTAGCTTATGAGTAATGAGATAAATATAAAAGCAATTTTTTTAAAAGAAAGCAGTCTTGAAATACCAGAGAGTCCTGACATTTTTTTTAATACTTCTAATGAAGTAGTTACTGAATTGAATTGTACATCTTCTTTTTCTTCTTTTGAAATTAACAATGAAGATAACTATGAAATAACTTTAGCTTTAGAACTTATAGCTAAAGATAAAACATACAATAAAATTTTATACATATTAAACTTTATTTACTCAGGATTTTTTAGTCTTAAAAATTATACAAAGCAAGAAGAAATAGATGAAGCATTGGCTGTAGATTGTCCTAACATAATATTTCCTTATGCAAGACAATATGTTTCTACAATCACAGGGTTAACTTCTTTACCTGTTTCTTTAATACAAGATATTAACTTTAAAAAATTATATTACAATGAAATTGGAAAGGAATACAAATGAACACTACTGAACTACCTACTAACTATCAACAGTTTATACATCTAAGCAGATATGCTAGATGGAATGAAGAACATCAACGTAGAGAAACTTGGGAAGAAACTGTAACAAGATACTTTGATTTTTTTGGAAAACAAATAGTACAAAATACTAAATTAAATAAAGTTGACTATGCTGTAATTAGATCTACATTACAAAAAGCTGTGTTGTCATTAGATGTTATGCCAAGTATGAGAGCATTGATGTCAGCAGGTAATGCTTTAGAAAAAGATAACGTAGCAGGATTTAACTGTAGCTATGTAGCTGTTGATACACCTAGAGCTTTTGATGAAACATTATACATACTTATGTGTGGTACAGGGGTAGGGTTTAGCGTTGAACGTCAATACATAAATCAATTACCAGATTTACCAGAGGATTTATTTCCTACAGATACTGTTATTAAAGTAGCTGATTCTAAGATTGGATGGGCAAAGTCCTACAAAGAACTTATGTCTTTACTATATGCAGGACAGATTCCTACATGGGATGTTTCAAACATTAGACCTTATGGTGCTAGACTTAAAACTTTTGGAGGCAGAGCAAGTGGCCCAGATCCTCTTGAAGAGTTGTTTGATTTTACTATTAATATTTTTAAAGATGCAATGGAGAAACAACAAAGAAAACTTCATTCATTAAACTGTCATGATTTGATGTGTAAGATTGCAGAAGTTGTAGTGGTAGGTGGAGTAAGGCGAAGTGCTTTAATCTCTCTTAGCAATCTCTCAGACAGTCGCATGCGTAATGCTAAGTCAGGTGCTTGGTGGGAAGATAATCAGCAAAGAGCATTAGCTAATAACTCTGTAGCCTATACAGAAAAACCAGACGTAGGTACTTTTATGCGTGAATGGTTATCTTTGTATGAATCTAAAAGTGGTGAGCGTGGTATCTTTAATCGTCAAGCTGCAGAGAAACAAGCATCAAAGAATGGTAGGCGAGAAGACTATAAAGACTTTGGTTGTAATCCTTGTAGTGAAATTATTCTACGCAATAAACAATTCTGTAATCTTACTGAGGTTGTAGTTAGAGAAGATGATGATATTAATACTTTAAAAACTAAAACAGAAGCAGCGACTATACTTGGTACATTCCAGGCTACGCTAACAAATTTTAGATACCTGACAAGTAAATGGAAACACAATACTTTAGAAGAGTCATTGCTTGGTGTATCACTTACAGGTATAATGGACAATGTTAATATGATAAATGGCAAGATAGATTTACAAGAGTTAAAAGATCTGTCAATATCCGTTAATAAAGTATGGGCTAAGAAACTAGGTATCCCCCAATCCGCAGCAATTACCTGCGTTAAACCTAGCGGAACAGTAAGTCAACTGGTCAATAGTGCTTCTGGTATTCACACTAGACATAGCCCATACTACCTTCGCACCGTCAGAGCAGATAAGAAAGATCCTTTAGCAAAATTAATGGTAGATGCAGGAGTCTATCATGAAGATGATCTTACTAAACCAGAACACACTTATGTCTTTTACTTTCCTATGAAGAGTCCTAAAGGTGCGCTGACTAGAAAAGATATATCAGCTATTGAACACTTAAATATCTGGAAGGACTATCAAGATAAATGGTGTGAGCATAAACCTTCTGTAACAATCTCAGTTAAAGAAGAAGAACAATTAGATGTAGGAGCTTGGGTTTATAAAAATCTAGATGAAACATCTGGTATCTCTTTCTTACCTTACTCAGATCATTCATATAAACAAGCTCCTTATCAAGAGATAACTTATAATGAATATAGAAAATGGTTAAAGAAAACTACAGACATAGTAGATTGGTCTAAGATAACAGAGTATGAGACAGAAGATAATACTGAAAATACTAAAGAGCTTGCATGTAGTGCAGGAACTTGTGAGATAATTTAATGGCAAGAATAAAAAGGGAAGAAGCAAAGTTGTTAGCGTATGCAATTTTGTTTAATAAACAAGGACAGTTAATTACTGAACGTACAAGTACAGACATTACACAATTAAAAAAACATTTAACTAAAGAAGATTTTAACCTGTTACAGTCCACAATGCGAAGCGCGACCAGAGAATTAGATAATGTACATAATAAAATAGAAGCGGATTTAAATGGGCGAAAAGCATA